CAATAAAGGGTTCTTAAGAAAGATTGCCCAATTATAATGCCCAAACAAAAAAAGGTAAATAAAAGTGCTCAACCTCAACCAATGCCGTATATCCAAAGATTCGACTGGTTTGAACTAGCAGCCTGTAAAAAGAAGACCGAACTAATGTTTCCCAAAGAACATAAGGACATTACCTACATTGCACAGGCTAGGGCAATATGTAAGAGCTGTCCTGTGAAGGCTCCGTGTTTAGAGTATGCACTGGAGTTTCCACCTGCAGATATGCATGGAGTGTGGGCAGGATTAACTAGTAGACAACTAGCAGCAGAGCAAAGACGCAGGGGAGTAAAGCCAACAAGGCCGACCCTTGCACAGATGTGGGGAAGCTAATGGAAGCAACCATATGCTCATGCATTAAGAAGAAGATTCTCCCTACATACCCAATATGCGGAGAGAAGTTAGACGACTTCGAAGACTAACTAACTCTTAAATTACAGGTCTTACAGAACTCCATACCTGATATTTCAGTAAGTTCCTGAACGCATTCCTTTTGACCACAAGGCTGGAGAAGTCTTTCACCAGTGATGTACGAACGGATTACATCGTCAGCAGTGACCCTACTGTATTGGGAAGGACCAGGCTCAGGGATGTTCTTTTCGTTCCGTATGAACACAAGGGCTGCATAAGTAATCAGTTGATTGACTGAAACCCCTATCTCTTGCGCATAGCGAACAATCTCATTTTTTTGAGCACCCGTAACTGAGAGGGCAATGCCGTACTTACGGTTAGGGAACTTGGCTAATTCCCTTTTACGCACCAGGACCATCTCTATATACGAGAGATTTTATATAGTCCGTAAGGGTAAGGTCGACCGCTTCAGCTTGGGTAATAAGGCGTTCTTTAAAGTCTCTATCTACTTTGATGGTCACAGTCGTATGTTCTTTGACTGGATGAACTACTGGACGCCCCTGATTCCGCTTCATAGCCAGATGTTAGCCGAAGATAAGTCTGTTGATGAGCAGAGCTAGAGAAATAACGGAAATAGCACGGACCCAGAAGGAGGCAGGGGAATACGAGATGATGAAAATAGCCGATAGACCCAGTAGGAAGAGAACAAATTCAAGAATTGGCATGAGAGACCTTTCAGCTTACGAGGGAATTGAGGAAGTCAATTACCCACCAGCATAGCCATAGGTAGATGGCTAGACCAGCAGACCAGTAGAGAGCGATGAGGAGACGACGAAAATAGACTGAAAAAGAGGCAAAAAGCTTGCGCCCGTCCGGTTTTTTCGTTTCAAAATTTTTTTTGTCAGTGCCCAACTACAAATCCTCCTTTTGTATGGCGTACTTGTCTTGCTCTAGTTTCTGGACTACCTGCTCATACGTGCGTACGAAGACCTCTCTATCGCCATTGGTGTGCATGTCGTACGAAACTTCCCCTAATTTATTTAGCGTAATTTTTAGGGCCTCGTCGAAAGGGGGTCTTTCTGTTTGGGCACCGGAATGTACCTCTTTTAATATCCCCTGAAAAATACCCCAAGCAGAATAGGCATCTAAAAATGGGGGTATTTTATTACGGGTATCTATTGCGGTACGTCTGACGTCCCCAGGCCTGGGCATGAACTTGGCGTGTGTCGCTAGCTGGATGAAGGCCGCCTTAACGTCCTCGTACTCTAAGTCGCGCAGTAACTCATGCCATGCGTTAAAGGTAGCCTTCTCGTCTACTTTCAGTAGCTGTTGATTGTAAGTTGCGTATGCTTGTCTTACTATCTCTACTGTCTGGTCTTTGGTAATCAGAATGGTTCCTCGTTTGTGGTGTCCTCAGATACTAGGGCAAGAAAGCGCTCTATGTGCTCTGAGTCGCGCAATATGAGTTCGATGTCGTTGTACACACGGTTGTTCTTGTTACGCCCCATGTGGAAGTCTGAGAGGGAACAGCCGACTATGGCGTCTCTACAGGCTTCGATTCCATAGTCGTGTATTGCAGCTCCTATGGCCTGTCTGCGCTTCTCGTCTAGTGCGACGCGCTTCTTATTGAACGTCAGGACCCAGAAGTCAAATACTTCTTGAATTTGTTTCTGCTCTACTAGCAAGGACTTTCTGTTCTTGCTGATTGTTGCAGCACGGGGGCGTTTCTGAGGTCCCCTTTTCTTAGCTGGTTCTGTCATTTCAAAAAGCCTTTCCACCACCGTAATATTTGAAGACATAGTTCTCCCCCTTGAAAGTTGAGTTTATAAGATTCGTAGGTAAATCTCTAACTTTCTAATCTCTAATTTTTTTCTTGGAAGAATGTTGCGACTCATACTGAATATGAGTTATTGAATTATTCCGAGAAACAAACTAGATAAATAAAGAGAGAATAGATAACCCCATTTGGAGGGGGTCTGGGGGAACCTTTTATTTCCGCAGACCTGTCCAAATACGTCGCCATGTAAGCCCTCTGAAAATATCAGAAAGTTAATCTAGGTGATTTAGTTGTAGGGCCTACACATTTCACTGGGAGCTATCCAGCGGCATTCAAGTTAGCAGAGTCTTCCACCACCGTCAAACATAGAGAGAAGATTTTTCAGATTTTTTTTCGGCTGTCTGGTTTGATTTATCCAGACCTGCGCACAGCTTGTGTACGGTTCCACAGCGGGGCTCTGACCTGTGATATATTTTATCCTCGATGCCGGAAGGTCCCCCCTTTCTCCTCCCGGTGTCACTCGACCCCGGGGTTGAGATAAAGCGGGTTTGTAGGTGGCGCGCTTGGTCTCCTCCGGGGTCACTTTTTATCCCCGGACCAGCCACCGCTTATTGTCCCTTTTTGTCTTCGTCTATTTCTTTTTGTATTTGTCGTTGCGTATTAATTCGGCCAAGTTCGATGCTTTCTTCGAACTTCTGAATCCAAACATCTCGGTCTTCGTAGAAACTCCAATTTTCGAAAAGCATTACTTCGGCAAGGACAATTTCTGAACTCAGAGGGTATCCGGTTAGCGCGCTGAACCATTCAACCTCATATGCATTTGGAGTTCCATATCCATCCCTGCTGAAAACCGATTTAATAAATCCTTGAGTATTCACGTATCGGTGTTTTGGGTAATATTCCAGGTACCCAGCTTCCAGGTGTTTGTGGACGAATCTGCCCACCAGGCCTTCTGATTGTTTTGTGTTTGAATTTGTCATGTTTTTTCCTTTTGTTCTAATGGGTGATGGTCCTTTCCACCACCGTCATATAAAAGAAGTTATTTTTTCTTTTTATTCTTCTTTATCTTCTGAGCTTCAGCTGCGTGTGCTGCCTCGTGCTCAAGCATCTCTTGGAACTCAATCATGTCGCGCATCTGCTGCTCGTACTCGATGTTCATTAGCAGGGTCTGGATGTCTGCCACCTGTTTCCAGCGCTTTCTTGACGGCTTCTTCGCAGATATCTCTACTAGCGCGTACATACCCTCTTCATCTTCGAGCAGCTCAGCATCTGATTGATTCACATCCCAGGCCGAATGGGGCGCGTGGAGATTCGAAGATAACAGCACATCTAGTGGGACAGCTGCTGCAGAGTTGATGTTCTGGACGAGTACATATGGCCGCACGGATTTAGAATATTCATCATGCGCGCCGGTAACACCCCAGCCGATTACCTGGAACACGTGCCGTGAACGTCGAGAAAAAGTAATTTTTAATTTGTTTTTCTTCTCGTTGATGACTCCGCCCAGGTAAAGAACATAGACAAAAAGTGGAGTTAATTGTGGGGTGAGCTGGAGCTCAGAAGATTCGAAGTGAGAGGCCATAATAAATTTCTCCTTTTTTTGAATTATTCGCTCGAGACCAGAACGTTCCGTGAATCTAGTCTCGAGCGAAATCTGTAAATTTTTAACTTTTTTGACTATTCAGCGGCCGGAGCCAGGGGCAATAAAAACCAATTTCTTTCCCACATGATGCCGATTGACGCGTAACCGATGACGTCAATGAAGTTATCCACCACCGATTCGTTTTCTGGGTCAGTGTTGTTCTGGATGAGGTTCTCGAGACGCGCGACTTTGTCATGCATTCTCACGAGTAGACCGGCGCGACCGAATCGAGCAATGTTGTGGTGCCCATAGTCGCGCTGCTTTTTAACAAGAATCTTTGATATATCATCGACCCAGTAATTTAAATTCTCATCAATCTCAGAAAAGACATTTTTTTTCTCAGCAACAACAGCTGAAGTTCTTCCCAAAATAGACCAGTAAGCAGCCGCAGTATTTCCTGAGATTTCTTTCTTTGACTCTGGTCCCATCTCGTCGATTAAATAATCGAGATATTCTCTGACGTCTGACATCCTGTCCCACGTGTTAAAAGAATGATTAAAAATTACAAAAACTGCACGGCGTGCTGCGTCGTCCCAGGTAGTGGGTTGATTCTTACGCCCGTAGGCCCAGTCGACCATTTTGACTAGGTCGAGCTGACCATCGGTCATGGTTTCCACCACCGTCGAATTAATAGGGACATCAAACTTTGTTTGTTGTGCTAGTGGCAGCATTACAGGTCCTTCCATTTAGGTGGGTTCGATTCACACTCTAGCGTAATTTTTTCATTCAGCAACTCTAGAAACTCAACCCATGCTTCATCTCGGAGCCCCGGTACTAGCTGCTCGATATAATCAATTTGGTCTTGAATGTATTCCTTGGAAAAGGCCGCCAGGATTACATTTGGATTCGAGCACGGAAACAACACCGGTCCATTCAAATCACCGATTGATGACTCTGGCACGTGGATTGCTTTTATTGCGTACGAGCCATCAGTCGACACGAATATGACGTTGTGTTCTTTCTGTTCAGTTTCTTCGAGTTCTTCGAGCATTGCTGCGGCAACTTCATCATTAATTCCAGACGCCGCCAGCGCTGCAGTTAACTCTTCTTTTCGTTCAAATGGGACTGAAGCTTCAAAGTCATCAAATGGATTTTTCAAGTGCACCTCCATGGGCTGAGCTAATCTTACTGGCGCGCAGCTCAGATGTTAAGTTTTGTTGTAATAAATAATTAAATGTCAACTGTTTCCGTGAGGCAGCGGATGCCGTACTAATCTCTGGTTTATGGATAACACGACAAGATTCAATACCTATATTAAAGCACTTTCTCAGTTCGCCGCGCGCGAGGGACATTGCAATGTTCCAGCCATCCATACTGAAATTATTGAAAATAATGATGTCACACTGGGAGCTTGGGTTGGCTACGTTCGCCAGAGACGCAGAAAAAATCAACTTTCTGAAGAGCGCGCAGCGGCTATCCAGGCTGTTTCCGGCTGGCAGTGGGGTCCACTGAAGCCTGGTCCTGCTACAGATGCGAACAGAAATTACGAAATTTTGCAGATGCGCGCAGCCGGTTCTTCGCTCCGCCAAATTGCAGATAAGTTTGATTTGAGTCGGCAGCGCGTTCATCAAATTGTTAAAAATATTCAGGTCTAATCCAGACACCGGGTCGACGGAAAAACTGTAAAAAAAACGATTTTTTTCACCATCAGCGGCCGGTCCGGTCTTCAGAAAAAACTTACTTTTTTGAGCATCTGAGCTGCACCTGAAGTGTTCAAAAAACGTGAAAATTTGGTATTGACCAGAACGTGCACACGAGTCCCAAGTCTGGATATGATTAGGAATTATGAAAAAGAATTCCTTTCCACCACCGTCGTATAACGAGAGACATGGGTACAACGACTTGTACCTAGACAGCCTGGATGACGATGACATCAGTGAATCAAAAAAGAATATTATTGGTGCGCTGGCTGTCGGAATCGTTGGGCACGCAGCGACAATCGTTTTGTATTCTGTCATCATCAATGGATTACTTTCAATAGCTCGTGAGTCCCGGCTTTTTGATTGGCAAATTTCATTTCGCAATTTAGTGACCGCAGTATTCCTAGTGCAGGCGTTGCGAATTTGGGACAGGGCTATTCGCTCTCGTCAACGATAGTTAAGCGTGGCTGTTTGAAGCCACTGGTTGGGTGATTTGCTTTAGACATCTCCATAGAGTGAATCATCTCTGTAAGGCTCACCCAAATACCATTAGTTGGTAATGAGAACTTAATTCTCTGCTCCTCTGTGAAGCGAGTAGCGAGGGCTAGTTCCGTCCACCACCCAGTTGCCTCGTTGAAGTACATGTCCCCCCATGTATCGGGTTGCTCCCCGGTACGCAGGATTACGAACTCAAGAGGCTTGTCAATCGCTTTGTTCTGAATGAGAGTGAATTTATTCTGCACTGAATACTCCGTCGTAGTAGTCCTGTACCATTTCTGCGAGTAGACCGTCAACAAAGTTTTCTACTCTTCCCTCAATCTCGCTACCCACGTTCTTCCATTCTTCATCGGTGAGTGGCTTCTCAATCCAGTGTTCAAAATCTTCTCTTGTCACTGGTTCAAACTTTACTTCTGTTTCCATGACTGCTCCTTGTTAGTAGTTGTTGGTAATTATATATCGAATTTTGATGAATCCCCCCAGCGTTGAAAGGAGGGTAAGCACGCTGAGGGGATTACATCTGCGCCGATTAAAGCGCATGTCGTGGAGTGCGCTATCCCGAGACACACTCCGCGACACACCTCGTTAGATTAGTTCAGAGCCGTTTAGTTCCTTGTATGTTCGTTTAAACATTTCAGGGTAAATACTCTCTGCCTTGTTTCCGTTCTTTAGGTTCTTAAGTTGACCAACTGCTTCGTCCACATGTGGCACAACAATAATGTTGTTTTTCTTGCAGAAGTTAATGCACTGCATAGCAAGTACTGCTTCGTAGTTGCCATGCGCACCGCACACTCCACCGTCAGTTACCCAAATAATTGGTGACTTAGAAGTTTGCTTCTGCTTCACGCCCCACTCAATTGCAGGGAAGTCAACTCCGTTGCCGTATCCAACTTTCGGCAATTCATTAACCATTTTACCCTTGTGAGAAACTACCCAAAGGTTTGGTTCAGTGTCGCTACCTTTATCGGTGTACACAGCCACAGTTGCACCCGGTGCATTCTCAATAATCTGCGTAAGTTGTTCTCTGTTGAATGACATTGAACCACTTCCGTCAATGATTACAACTCCACCAGTGCCACGAATTACTTTGTCAAAGATTCTCATCTGTGGGTCGGTAATCATTCGGTGCATACGGCGTGGACGCATTCCCATATTGGAAGCAACACGCTTCTTGCCTAAGTTGCCTTTTGACAACACTGGCATTGGCAGAAACTCAATGTTCAGTTTTCGCCAAGAAGCAACACGGTAGGTTGCATTGGAACTGGTGATTCCCTTGTAAGGGTTTCCGTCATCTTTGCCTTTGTCGGTTGGCTTGATTCCCTTGTTGGAATGTCTGCCTGTACCCTCACTGGCTTCACCGTCCTCACCCTCTGCTCCCTCTGATTCCTCGTCCTCTTTCCCAAGAGCCTTGCGTAGTTTCGCTTCCTCACGCTCTCTACGAGCCTTTTCTTTTTCCTCTGCTATCTGCTCGGGGGATTTTGCGCAAAGACGGTCAACCCATTCAGCCAGTCGTTCTGTGTGAATGAATCCCAAAGGGAATAGACCACTGCTTTCATCAACTTTTGTTGAAGCGAGGTTGGAATACTTGTCAGCCTTTTTCATTTCCTTGACTGCTCGCTTAGAGATATCAAGAAGTATCGCACCCCACTCTCGCTTGTGTCTGCGGATTCCGTTCAGGAATAGTTTGTTGGACGCAGTGCCAGCAGTAGCAACTGCCATTTGCACAGCACCAGCCCAATCCTCTGTTGCACCAAGTCGTTCACCGTCAGCCATTTCGCCACCGTCCGCAAGGTCGTTCTTAACATCAAACCCTGCTTTTTGGCAAAGATAATTAACACGCAATTCCTCAACTACAATCATTGAATGTTGAGTTGCAATCTTGCGGTCAATCCACTTTGACCAATCATCGGCAGGCGATACTTTTGCGTGAACCATTTCGTGCGCACGAATCGCCCGAGCAAGTGAATCATCATCAGTAGGAACTTTCATTTCCCGTGTAACGATGTTGGTGCAAGGTTCGCCACGAATTGCACGAACCTCGCCCACCGTCCATATGCCACCTTCCACATCTTGCCGTGAAAGAAACTCGGGTTCAGCCGAGATACGTTTTTTTACAGTTTTCATCGTGACAACTTCTCAATCGCAATAGCGTCAAGAATTGACTGCGCCCTGTCACCGAATGTCAACTGGCTTGCTCGCTCATCGCCAAGACCCTTGCGTAGTTTGTCGTAAGCGATGAATGCTCGTAGTGAGATACGGCGTTCGCCAGCGTCAGCCATACGAACTGCGAACTGGCGCAATTCAGGTGAAAGACGGAGCAAAGCGTCAGGGTGTGGTTCGTTGATACGAATCTTGATTGGGAATCGGTCAGTGAGAGCCGTTGGCAATTCGCCCATGTTCTCAACATTGGTGGTCATGATTGCAGAGAAGCCTGCATTAGGACGGTGGACCCGACCAGTGTCAGGGTGTTCAAACGAAGCCGATTCAGGTGAATCCAACATTGACAAGAGCGTTGCATAAACATCGCCCGAAGCCTTGTCAATTTCGTCCACGATTAAGCGACCACCTTTAATGCCGTTTCCTGCCCAAGCCTTTAGAGCCGAACCGTCAAGCCACTTAGTGCCACCCTTACCGTCAGGTAGGAATGTTCCAGTAACATCCATGTTGGTCATGTCCTCTGTGCATACCAATCGGAATGCGCCTGCTTCAACATCGCCAATGTGCATACCAGCGTATGTCTTGCCGATACCCGAAGGTCCAAAGAGGATTACTCGGTCAACACCATTGTTGAGAGCGTCCTCTAGGTCTTGCCAGCACTGTGGCAGTTTGGTTTGTGTAGTAGTCATTTCTGTTTCCCTCCTTAAGGGTGTTTGGTTGTTGTAGTTACCTTACAGCAAGCAATACCAAATTTCCAAAATCGCTTTACACCGTTAGGCAGTACCTACTATAGGGCATGCAATACCAAATTTCCAAAATCGCTAGACACCCACATTACCTATAGAGCAATTTTTTGATTTTCTTGCAGGGGTGTAACAGGGTTTTTCCGGGGCTGTAGTTCTCGATTGTTAGGTTGTCCTAACATCTGCGGCCGGGGCTTTTAAAAAAGAATAAACCGGTAGCTAGTTACAGCCACAGCAGGCTGAGCAAAATACAACTTCGCCGTGTTCACCGCAGTCAGCGCGGCGCGACTCACAAATAATGCAATTTTCTGCAGACATGGCAGCCTGCGTACGACGCTCCGCCTGTTTCTCTCCACGGTTCTTGCCTATCTTGTAGACAATGTAGCCACCGAGCAGACCCACTAGATACCAGCCTGCCTGTCAGCCTTAGCGTCCCTGACTTCCCAAAGACCTTTCTTGACCTTGCGGAAAGTCGGACTCTCTTGGACATATTTCAGAGTGGTCGGATAGGAGAAGCCACACTGCTCCATTAGTTGCTCTGTGGTGAACTGCTCAAAGTGGTGCTGGTTCGCCCACTTCAGGAACGAGTCCCACTTGTCAGCCCGCTTTTCGGTCTTTACTTCATCTACGACAGACTCCTCATCTACCTGAATACCGCAGAACTCGCTTGATACCTCTGCAATAACAGCGTCAGGGAGTGAGTAGGAGAGCATGGTGCGAATAGGACTGCCCTTTGCTCCGTCACGATTCCACACTTGGAGAACATGTAATGCCCTTGTGTAGTCGCTGATACTTTGGGCGACTTCCCGTGGCACGGCGAACTTGTCCCCGAACTCGTCAATGGCTTCAGCCCAACGAGAGTTGTGGATATCGGTAATGAATGATTCGGATATTGACTTTTTCAACATAGTAGATACTTCCTTTCACCACCCACCTTACAGGGTGCAATACCAAATTTCCAAAAAGGGTCTTCCACCACCGTCACCTAAAGTGACTGGCCTCCGGAGGCTGTCCAGTTTTTTGATTTTTTTGAATATTTTGCCTGGAGCAAACCAGGCCCTTCGGCCGAATGGTGCTACTACCCACCACTCAGCCCGAGCCCCGGTCTTACCCTTTTGCTTTTTCTAAAAACTTGTGCGTGTAGTAGTAACTGGCTGTTGTCCGGAGCTTGCCTTCGATGTGGAATTTAATTCGAAGGTAATCAATAGCCGCCGCCACCTCTTCGTCCGTGTAGTCGTTGTCTGTGTCGTTCTCCCAGAAGCCATTTAAAAAATCGCTTTTTGCTGCTTCTACCGCATCCTCACCGGTTGTCGCCAGCGTGTAGTAGTTCTCCTCAAGAATCTCTGCAATCTGCGCAAGTACATCCATGTCAATCATTTGTTATCAGCCCCATGTCTTTGGCAAGCCGTATTCGGCGAGATGCTGTCGGATAGGAAATGCCTAGTGTAGAAAGAATTATCTGATGAGCAGATTCACCTTTTCCCATTGCTTGAGCATGCAAATCGGCAACTCGTTTAATTTCTGCCACAGAGATTGAAGGTTGATGTTCGTCGGCAATTCTGAAGACATTCTTCTTATTGCCTTTAATATTTTTCGCATTTAATGCACGAACCTGTTTCTCAAGTTTTCCAAGGGGGAGTTCACGGAGCAAGCGAGAAGTGAATGGCTCATCGTGGTTGATAGCCTTTATTGATACTCCGCAGACTTGCGTGTAGTGCTCAAAGAATTTCCAATCAAATTTGATAGACCAAGAATTTCCATTTTGGTCCGTCCAAGAAGCGTCAGTCATTTTGCCTCTCCTTTCAACATTGTGTACAGGTCGTCTATTACGCTACCAATGTTTTCTTCAGCCTCGGCGTTTATGTTCTCTTCAATTCTGTCTTCTATCTTTCCTAATCCAGCAAGAAAGATGTCCCAAAGTCCTTCAAGCATGTCGTATTCTTCGGTAGTGAACTTCGGACCCATTGGGATGTTTCTGATTTCCACCTCGCCATTGCCCATGAGTTCCATAAGTTCATCTTTATCAAGAGCCTGACGACGCCTTTCTGAAAAGATTCTTCCGTCCTTATCAAAGAGTCCAGTGCTCATTCTGCGGTTAGCGTCCTTGAATACCGAGATTGCCTCAATAACGAGCGTTATCTCCTCAATGGTAAATCTTTTACTGATTGAAGCGGTTATTCGTTTTTTCCTAGCCATTACAAGGTCCTTCCTGAGAACTCAAACCATTCATCATAGGTCATGCCGACAGTTCCGACCAACTCTGCATTCTCGTAGAAGTCCATGATAAAGCCTTCATCAGTGATTCCAATGTTTACGAACTTGGCATTGACCTCATCGTAGCCACTGGTAAAGACGGTTACATCTTTGCGTGAATGCTGATTGACATCAAATGTCATTTTTTCATTGTCGCTCACTTGTCACCAGCCTCGGCTAGGCGGTTCTTGATGTTGACCATTTCAGCCAAGTACTCATCAAATGACATTTGGAATGGGAACTCAATCCCGTCAACAATGTTTGAGAACAGGATGTTCCTATTTTGCATTTGTTGCCAAAGGTCAAGGAACTTGTAGCCAGCACTCAGGTACTGGTCAAATGCTGTAAGCCACTCTTCAGCGATACCTACAGACACCCAAGAGTCCTCACCTTCTACCAAGGAGAGCGAACTGCCGTTGTCCCAATCAACACCGATACACATCGCTCCAGCATTGTCATATGGCTCGCGCGTAACAGTCCCTAGGTCACCCTTGCGAATCCGTGTGTACGGGTCGCTGGTGCGAACTAGTTTGATTCTTTCTCCGACAAGTGTCTTGCTCATGATTTTCTCCTTAGTAGTAGTTGAGGACATCTTAGGGTATCCAATACCAAATTTCCAAAAATCTAGATTCCCTCTAGAACCTCAGACGGCTTCACCTTGAGTGCCGTGCAGAGCAGGATAAGTGACTGAAGGCTAGGTGAGAAGTGTCCGTTCTCAATCCGGTTGATGGTCTTGCGCTCGAGCCCCGCCTTCTTTGCCAACGCATCTTGCGAGAGTTCTCGCTCAATACGCAATTTACGAAGTCGTGCGCTGACCCGTGCTTCTTTCTTTTGGGTATTCATGTTTCTCCTTGTTAGGTGTTTGGTTGTTTATTTCAGTTTGCACTGAAAATCTGTTGTGCTGTCATGGCTGTATCCATGCCTTCTGCAATCTCAAAGACAAGAGCGTCTTTCCACTCGCTGTACTTCTCGTCAAAGTTTTCGTCGTCGTCGTCATATTCAGGCTGTCCCTGCATTTCGGGTTCCCCTTCAGCAACTATTTCGCCGTTATGAATGACCATGTACCCAGCAAAGAAATCTGCTTCCTCTGTGAAGTGCATTCCGAATACAAGTTCAGGGAACTGTGCTGATATGTTCTTGATTAGACCAACAGCAGGCGACCATGCGCTTTCCCAAGACAGTTGGATTGAGTTATTGCCGTCCTGAAATGTGTCCTCGTCAAACTCAATATTACAAGCACCCCATTTGGTATCCCAGTTCGCATACGCCCAGTCGTACCAGTCCTTGTAGCCATACTTGGCGACATTCTTGGCTTGCTGTTCCTCTAGGGCAATCTGTTCAGGCTTTTTAGTTCCGTCCTCATTCGTTCCGTAGCCACCCGAAATTGTTTCGTGCAGTTCGGTTGGAATCGGGAACAGTTGGTTCAGACTCCAGTACGACTTGTTATGGTCAGCGAGGGCTTTCCATTCGTCAGTCTGCTCAACACGAATCGCTTCCACGAATCGATTCAGTTCAGAGTTCGTCCCCCGAACTTCTCCATATTGCGTACACCAGTTAGGCATTTCATTCTCCCTTTGTAGTAGTAGGTGATGTAACTATACAGGTACAAATACCAAATTTCCAAATTAGTACCATGCGTCAGACCCACTGCACTCATTAGCAACCCAGCGCAACCACCAAATGGCGTACTTGACTTCCTTGTCCACGACCTCGCCCTCAATTTCCACTGTCCCATGCTCTTGCATACGCTCTTCCATCGCATCAGCGAGAGCGAGACATGACGATACTGACTTGAAGGTTCCGTCCTCGTTGTCTCCATAGAACGAGTATTCCTCTTCGTTCATCTGAAGAGCCTCTAGCAGGAAGTTCCCGTACTTTCCTCTGTACCAACAGTCTGTTCCGAACATGCCAGTAACACTTCCTTCTTGCAAATCTGTTTTTGACACAGAGATGAGGTAAGGGCATTTGCCTTGTGCTTGCGTTGCTCTACAGTCAATGCTCTTTATTGGCAAGCCAGTTGCTTCGTCAGGAATGGCTACGCCGTCCCCATCAAGAATATCAACTTTTACTGCAGTACCAAGACGCTCGCAGGCGTATCGGTGTGGGATGTTGTCTAAGCCCATGTGTAACTCTCCTTAGTAGTAGGTGAGTACCACTATAGCGACCCAAATACCAAATTTCCAAACTCTTCCACCACCGTCATGATAAGAAGCGATACTTGACCCAAGCCGGATTTTATGGTAGGTGATACCGGCATTGACCGTGAAGAGGCGAACATATGTTCGGTCAGCCCCGGCGACTCAGTGGCCACCATGTACACCGGGGCTTTACGTTCGATTACTCGGCGATATCGCTGGTAACCAAATTCCCGTTGGTGATTATCCAACCATCTTCATTCCGTTTCCAAATAAACCTAAAAGCTTCTTTTATGCCTTCTAGGTAGTAGAACACATCATCATCTAACACGCCGAAGTCGTCCCACCGTGATTCAACAGGGTCTTTACTGAATGACAGGTAGTAGAAAAGCAATGAACCCTCTTCAGCCCAATAAATCTGTGCGTCCATACCGACCAGGATTTTCTTGCCGATAACCACTTCGGTAATGTATTGAATCAACAATACGAATGTGGCTCTGATTTTATTCAGCATTATGCGCTCACTACATCTATGAGTTGTACGAATGAATCTAGTGGCTCACTGGCGTCAGGATAAGCCCTCATAGCGTCATCTAGGAACATTTGGTAAGCACCTAGGTCGTCACCTCTGAAGTAGTGATTCGCTCCACCATCTCCATAATTCTCTACTCGGCACGCAATGATTCCTTTTCTTATAATTTGCGCCATCCAAGTAATGCCTCTTGAAGTTTCCATTTCGCTGATTATCTTGAAGTCGTACAGGCTGGCAATATCGTCTACTGCTGGCTCTGTCACGAATAGTTTCAGTGACGGTGGAAGTGTTGAATAAAGCACGATTTCTCCTTTGTTAGTAGTTGTAATGATTCTAGCCGTCAGCAGATTTGGAATCCACCGCAGTTCTCTAGGAACTCTGCGAACCGCTTGACATTTTCCACATCAAACGGATATGCAGTAAGCCACGATTCTTTAGTGCCAATTCCATCACAAGCATTGCACCAGCCGTTAGTACGCCCAGTGAGAATCTGATTTTCAGGCGAGAGTTCTTTAGTAGGCATACCCATTTCCACGCCTACTTCATCACTGCGAATACCAGTGCATTCACATAGTTCACACGCTTCACGGGGAAGAGAGGAACGCCACTCGTTATAAGTCTGTGCGTACTTCTCTACCTTGCCATCAGCAATGTCTTGCTTCAGTGACCACGCTAAGCACTCTGCTAGTGGCTCATCTAGCCCATCACCGTCGTTTGAGTGCCAGTACTCGCAACCGCTAGCAATGTCTTCATAGTTGTTGCAGATGAAGTCTGCTAGTGGACGCCAGTACCACACATTGTTACGGAAGTAACTGCCCTTTTCATTCTTTGGATTTACTCCAATGACATCCATACCCATTTTCTTGCTCCTTGTTAGTAGTAGTTAGGTGACTAAATCTTACAGTACTGAATACCAAATTTCCAAAATCGAGATAGAGCCCCGGGGTTACCCTTTCAATGCTTTCTGACACGATTTTACTAGGTCGGTCGGGTATAGGTGTTGCCGTTCCTCAGAGTTTTTTGGTGCTACAGCCCACTTCAACCAACGCTCATAATCTCTTAGTGTTGGGTCGTCTGTCTCGCTCGGTTTCAGATATGTGTTTATGAAGTGTGGCAGAGTTGTTAGCCCTAGTTGTTCCATAACCCCAATTATGGCAATCATCTTGTAGCCAATCATTGTTGCCAATTCGTCAAATGTCGGTTCGCTCATACTTTTGCCTCATCAAATGGACATTGAGCAACTTCACCGAATACAGCCTCGTACAAGTCGCGCCCGTCTTTCCACTCACTCCAGTCGCCGTCTGACGAAATAGACACGCAAGAGCCATAGATTTCTTTAGCCCGAATAAGTATTGCTGTCACTACAGCGTCATACGGTTTCTGTGCTGTTTTGCAAAAATCAAAGATTTCAGGCTCATTTTTTCTCCACTCAACTTGTGTTGGCATAGCCTTCCAAGTAAAGGTTTCGTGAGACATATCATCTATGCCATTGAGACTGAACTCGCCCTCTGTGAATTGTGGTGAAGTTCCATTCTCTCCACTCCAGTCGCCTAGTTTTATGCCAATTGTGTATGCGTATTCGCAAATCGCCTTAGCGTCTAGTGCGAGTTTGCCATACATATAGGCAGACCCAGCGTTATTTCGTGGTCGGTAGTTGTAGTGGGTGTAACCCATAGTTATTGCCTTTCGTTAGTAGTTAGTAGTACCTTAGCAGACCCAATACCAAATTTCCAAAATAGATATAGCCCCGATATTAGATTTCCAATTGCTCGTAAATCATCAAATCCTCTTCATCAAAGAATGGGTTTGAGTGCCTACCAATACCAGTCACCCACATCTTGCGCCCGTGTTGCCCGCTATCTCCGATTGCGTCCTGCACCCGTGAGATTGCCTCTCCAGCCGCCGCTCCATCATCCACGGCGTTCACATCAAGCGTCACCATTACGGTTACTCGGTAGGTATTCATCAGTAAGTACTCCAATCGTAGTTGTCGTTTTTATGTGCAATTTCCTCGGAACACACTCCGATTACCTTTAGCGTTTCGCCGTCAATAATGCGACTACATTTTTCACAAAGATAAACCTGCCCGTCCCAATCTCCGTAGAGAGTTGGCGAGACAATCTCTCCAGTCCTTAGACAAGAGTAGAAGCCCTCGTAGTTTGGTTGGTTGCCACATAGGCACTGAAACCAATCAGTAGTTCCACCTATGTACTCCTCGTACATTCGCTTACTCATACTCAACCTCTGTTCCGTAGTCGTGTACGCATTCGCTGTCGTACTCCTCTGCGTGGTCTTCCATTGTGCGGAAGTTGCAATTCTCATTTATCCACTCATAGCGAGCGTCAGCGTCCCACTTATCCCACTCGGACGGAAGTTCCATTCCTTGTGGCATATCGTAGTACTTGTAACGGGTGTACTTGACGAGCATATGCTCATCAACGGTAACGGCAAAGCGTGTAGGTGTAGTAGTCATAAGTACATCATAAGGTACGCAATACCAAATTTCCAAATTGCTTTCCGCCACCGTCAAGATAATAAGGGTGGTGGGTGGCTCGGTTTTTTCGCAGGGCAACTCATTTATTTTTTGCGATTTTTTTGGAATTTTCTGGCAAGCCCCGCAGCACAATCTGGCCGCACCGAGGCCGGGGCTCTAGTGGAAAATAGCTCACTCCTTTTCCATTGGTGTTGCCCAGCGGTCTTCGCTGTCGTAGAAGCAAGTGTTACAAACGAAACCGTCTAGGTCATTATCCCAAACTGGCTCACTCCCAAATGTGCGTACAGTCATTTCTATTCCGCACGAGTCACAATTAGCCCTATCGCCACGAATATGAACTACGCCGTGTACGAGTGGCAGTGAGTTGATTTTTTCGATATATGCCTCGCTCATATCGGTCACTCCCAAGCCCTATTGAGTAGTATCCCTGCGAATGGGTTTGGATATCCAACCTTGTCATTCAGCCAACGCTCACTATCAGAGTGTTGAGTTTCGCAATCACGAAAAGTATCAGTGGCGAACGCCTTGCCGTCTTTCATAAGGCGAACGAGCAGTTTGCCAGTGCCGTCTTCCCATATGTCCAGTTGGTAGGTAGCGTCAATGCCACCGAATGGACCAGTTTGCTCACCGAATACAGAGAGTTTATGAGTCATTACAGCAGTACTCATTACTTACCGCCTCTCTCGGTATAACGAGCAACAGCCTCGGTCAGTGTGGTGCAGTAGTCACCGCTATAACGCTCCCAGCCACTAGGACGAGCCACAACGGTCCATATGGCGAACTTATGAAAAGGATTACTTTCGTTATAGCAGAGAGTAATCCACGAAGCGTAGGTGTCTCCGAGTTCACGATTACCAGTCTTAGTGAGTGCCAAGACGGTCACTCCCGAAGCGATTACTTCGCCAAGAGTAAGTTCAGCGAATGTGAGGTCCGCCGAATTGTCGGTTAGTAGGTACAAGGTATTTCCTTTCGTAGTAGGTGAGATAGACACTACAGGACTCAATACCAAATTTCCAAAAAAATATTGAGCCCCGCAGCGTGACTTGCGAGAGGCAGCTGCGGGGCTTTTCGCGCGCATAAGGAAGCCCTGCCCACCAGTTACGGCAGGCAGGGCTTCGGTTGTTCGTAGGGGTGAAAGGGGTAATGCCCTAGAACAAACCCATAATCGCTTCGGCAAGCGCACCACGAGCCGTACCGTCATCGGTAATTGTCTCATCAGGTGTGTCCGAGAAGCGCATAACGCTAGCCCAACCGTCTTTGCCAGCGAAAACCATTAGGCGTACACGCCTGCGCTGTGGGTGCTGTGACGGTGCTACCCCATTTTCAGGGTCATCGTTTTCGGTGATAGGTGAAGCCCAACCGCAAGTTACGAGGGCGATGTAATCGCTCACCTTCGCTACTGCTCGGCTGTCATCGCTGTCAAGTAGGTCGTACACATCGCCGTGTTCGCCTGCCAAGACCATAGCAACCCCTTCATCAGTTTCGTTGATAGCAAAGAACAATGCCGTTTTCAGGTCAAAGTCTCCTTCCAGTTGTTCAGAGATAAGCCTCTCGGCAAACTCTGCTTTATTCAGTACATCGCTCATCGGTAGTTCCTTTCGGTAGTAGTTGATTAGATAAGCACTACTCACCTTACTGTATCCAATACCAAATTTCCAAATTACGGGTAGCCCGTACGAGAGCCCCGCTGGGCTAGTCTTTGTGGGTGGACGAACTAGCGCAAGCACGAAGCCGGGGCTTATCAAAAAGAATTGCCGAGTTTGACATTGAGTTGTATAACCTTTGGGTACAGATAAGAGGCGTAGAGCAAGGTAACGCCGAGTTCACTGCCGACAATTTGCGAAAGAGTTTCAGGGTAATAACAAAAGAGGGCTAGAGATTTCTCTCTAACCCTCTTTCGGTAGGTGGATAGGACTAGACCGCTTCGGCGGTTTCGGTAACTGCGCCTTCGGCAAGGTCACGGATAACGATACGAGTGTAAGCCGTTGGCTTCACACACGCAGTTTCCACTTCCTCACTGATATCGCCAGCCTTACGAGCCTTATCAAAAGCCTTCGGCTCAACGGCAGTCTTAGTGACTGCGCCGAACACTTTGGCATTGACAAGTTCTGAAAGTGTTGCGACATCAAAGTTGCGACGAATTGCCTCAACAAGTTGGACACACTTGTCGTTCGCTTCCCAAGAGTTCACGCCTGCTTCGGCGTACGCTTCGGAAAGCAATTCCTTCGCAACAGCGACGGCTTTCTCGGCAGAAGCAAGAGCCTCAACGGCACTCACATACTGGCGAGCAACGGCAGAAAGTTGCTTAGACATATTTTTTCACCCCCTTAGGTGTCTGTAGTAGGTAGTACCACTATACACACCCCAATACCAAATTTCCAAAATTGCTTGACGGCTGGCAGAGCCCCGTCTTTGCTGCTGGCGGTTCGAGCTGCGGGGCTAAACGCGCGCATAAGAAAGAGTGGCAGGGTTTCCCCCACCACTCCTTCCCGTTCGGTAGTCAGGCTTGACTAAAGGTACTCAGACACCGACTTGAGAGTAGAAGCATTGACATACTCCTGCTCAGTCATTTTGAGAACACGGATTGCCTGCTTGATTTCCGTTGTCTCGCGCTCGTACCTGTGGTCGGCGTATGCCTCAGGGCACTCAGGCTCTTTTGGAAGTGCTGTCTTTGGCAACTCCATAGTGACCTGAAACTCTGCTGTCTTGCTCTTTGAGTTGGAACTGCTGTACCAACGGTTTCGGCTTGCTTCCGTGATGACGCCTTTGGTCTTGACGAGTTTGAGGATAGCCAAGTTGTAGGCTTCCTTTGCTTTCTCGTAGGTAGCCATTTCTTTTTCTTGATTGGCGTAACGCTGTTCGCGCTCTACCAATGCTTTCTCTAATGATGAGATGAGAGTACTCACCTTCACCTTGACGGATATTGACTTGCTCATTATGCCCTGCCTTTCGTAGTAGTTGATTGGGGCAGTAATGACTATACAGTACGCAATACCAGATTTCCAAAATGAAACGGGCAGGGCTTTCCACCACCGTCATCTAAAGACGGGTACTTGACAAGCCCCCTCGCACCTGCTAGTGCGCCGATTTTTTTTTGAGCGATTTTTTGGTGGGGCGAACATATGTTCGGTCAGCCCCGCAGTGTCGCCAGCGTAGCGGGGCTCATGGAAAAAACTAACTCTTTCGAGTTCTAGTCTTTCCACTCCGTTACTACTGGAGTGAGGTCCATTCCCTCTCTGTACTTGTTCAGGGAGAGGCTTACATCTGTGTCGAGCGAAGCCTCGAGAGCCATGTTGGCGAAGTGCGCTGTCATGAAGTCGCTCGGAACATTGGTGTCGTAGCCTTCATCGTCAGCGATACCGACCAGCACAACATCGCCAGCGAGAACTCTGTGGAACAACAAGGAAGCAATGTTGTTTGTAGGCAGGTCGATAAGCAAGCCTTCATCGTGGACATAGGCAGTAACGCCCATTTCGTAATCGTTCACGCAGTCGAACCAGCCACCAACCAATTCGTGAATAACGGTATGAGCGCCGTCACGCGGAAGTTCGATAGCGGTTATTTCACCGCTTGTCTTGACAAGTACTGCTTTCATAAATTGCCCTCTTTCGTAGTAGTTGGTTTCACTCTACAGGAGCCAATACCAAATTTCCAAAAAATCTGCAGCCCCGGTGGTCGCGCTGCCGGGCTGGACGCAGCAACCCACAAATGCCGCCATTGAGATTGCTGCCGGTTGGTGGCAGCCGGTAGAACGGGGCTCATAAGTAATAAACATTCGACCCCCACCATTACGGCAGGGGTCGGTGGCTGTTGCTTATCGGTAACGCTTCAACCAATCATCGTCTTTGCCCCACTCGTCGGAGTGAGACGGTACGAGAAAGCTCTTGCCTGTTTCGTGGTCATAGCGGTAGTAATCAAGACGCTTAGAACAGCCGTCAGCGTTGCACATAAACGGATAGTCGTGTATCTCGTTACAGCCGTTCCAACCGTCGTATTCAGCGTCGGTCTTAGCGCAGTAGTCAGAGCAGTAGTAGTGAACATCAAGAACATCTACGGCTTCTCCACGCTCGTTGCGTGAGTAAATCTCTACACGGTGTGTCATTACTTGTACTCCTTTGCAATGAATTCATCTACTGCTTTATCCAGTATTTCCAGTAGGTTCTCGTCCTTTGTCTTTGTGTATAGTTCCCACATAGCAACAAAGGTAGCAATTTTGTTTATGCGTGCTTGTTGCTTGTTTCGCATTATCTCCATCATGTCCATTGGTATCCCCTTTCGTTGGATATGTCCATCGTATAGCACGCGATACCAAATTTCCAAAATCGTATTCAGCCCCGGCATGGCTGCATGCATTCTTTGCCGCGGAGCTATTTGTGAAAAAAGCAGCATCAGCGAGCGTGCTGCCACTCGCTGATGCTGCTGGAAGTTCTGAATGAATATCAGATAGCTTGAATTTCATCGCCCATTCGCGAGTAGCAGCCGTTGCGTGGATGGCTGCCATTCTCGCAGAGTGAGTAGAACGGTACGCCGTAGTAGTTCAGGTCAATGGAGACAATTCGCCCCACCATTTCTTGACCGTCTAGCTGCCACGACACTTGCTGATTCAGTTCATACTTGACTGACATTTCGTATCCCCTTTCAGTTGGATACTCATACCCTAGCACATACAATACCAAATTTCCAAAATGTCTAATGCCCAAAACAGCCCCGCGTCGAAGTCAACACATCCGGGGCTATCGAAATGAAACGCGCTGCGGATTTGTTTTCAGACGCGAAAAAGCCCACCGCACATTTCGCACGGTGGGCTTTACTCGAATTGCTGTTACTTATTTCGTTGGCTTACCAACTCGAAGCTTGTTTGCCAGCCCTGTTGGGAAGCCAATTTCGCCTCGCTCAACAGCGCCTGTGTTCGACGCTGGTTTGCGCTTTTTCTTTGGCTTGTTGCTCTCGTTCATATTCACCCCCATTCCCTTTCGTAAGAGCAACACTACAGTATGCAATACCAAATTTCCAAAAAATATATAGCCCCGCATTATTTGCGGCAAACAAATATTGCTGCGTTGTTGTTGCGGCAGGCGATTATCGCTGCGCATTCTTTACGAGAAGTGGGTTCTGTTGCCAAGCCCCACTCGGCTCCGTTTGTTAGACAGTTGGCGGACTACCAGTCAGCGCAGATGCCGCTGTCGTCAATCGCCCAAGCGTCGACGAGTTTGGCATCGTTCTGACGAGCGACATCACGACCGAAGCGCTTCGCTGCAGTTGCTGCAGAAGCCTTCGTTGTGAAGTAGTCGCACGCAGTCTCTGTCCACTCTCCGCCACGATTATCGTGAACGAGAGCGCACAGTGTGTACTCCTTCATTTGTTCACCCCCTTTCAAGAAGTGTGGTTCGAGCGGTTCTCGAACGCAGTATCACCTTAGTACACGCAATACCAAATTTCCAAAATAGTGGTTTCTGTTGCCAAGTACCACTGGACTCCGTTTGTTAGACGGATTGGTTCTCCCACAGACCTCGCGTCTTGTGTCCCACCAATGGATACTCATAATTGAGGTATCCGATTGGCAGGTCCGCAGCGTAGCGATTGGTTGCAATGAATGTTTCCATATCAATGCCGCAGCGCTTGAGGTCACGCATGACAGATGTCAGCAGGTGTGGCTTTATCACACGCTGACGAATCATCTGTCCGTCGTGGAACTGAATAATCATCATATTTTTCACCCCCTTTCAAAGAAGTGTGGTTCAAGAACGGTTCTCGAACGCACTATGACCTTACTGGACGCAATACCAAATTTCCAAAATAAAGATTGCTCGATTTAGCCCCGCAGCAGAGGCGAATAAGCAGATGATTGAAGCGGGGCTCACGTACAAGAAAAGCGACCCGAAGGTCGCTCTTCCCGAACTTGCCGACTTGCTGAACTACTTGCCACCTCGTGACTGGTAGTGCTTCACGGCATCAATGATTGATGTGCAGTAGTCGCCACTCTCACGCACCCAGCCGTAGTCCTCGGTTGCAATCACTGTCCACACTACGAACTTGGCGTGTGGGTCGTTTGTGACTTCGCAGATGGCAACCCATGATGCGTAGACGATACCGACCATGCGGTCTGATTTTTTCGTGCATGCAATCACTCGCACACCCGATGCGATTTCCTCGCCGAACTTCAACTCACTTGCTTCGGTCACCTTGATGGTATCCATGTCGTTCCCCTTTCGTGGGCTTGTTTGTTTGACATTCAATACCTTACAGTATGCAATACCAAATTTCCAAAACGGTCAGAGCCAAAATAAGCCCCGGCTTTACTCCTCGTCGCCCTCATACTCGTAGTCTGCTGGAGAGTAGTCATACCTGTCGGGATTAGCCCTGTACTCCTCACGGTACTCCTCTGTGGTCTTGCCAGTACGACATGCTTCCGCTTCTTGCTTCATGTCATGCATGAGGTTGCTGTCAAAGTAATCGCTCATCTCATACTCCCTGCATACATTCTGTCCTGTAGGTCTGCGTGGTGGTAATCACATAGCGAGACAGTGATAATTCCACTCTCGTATTGGCGTACAGTGCCACCGCATTTATCTGCGGTATCTGCATTGGTGTTGAGTTCTCTGCATTGAGTTGTTGGTGTATTCACGATTATTCCTTTCCTTGAATTGCGCTTGCCATTCTAATCGCCAACGTGACTTTCTGATTTTCTGTAAGCCTCTCGCTGTTGAGCATGGCTACAAGACGATTTATCTCCCACTCGTAGCGTGACAGGCGAGTGTCAAGCATTTTCAGTGCGAAGTCGTCTGATGATATTTCGTTTTCGTTTTCATCGTACATTGCTATCCCCTTTCAAGAGATTATCTGTTGGTATAAGTATAGGGTACGCAATACCAAATTTCCAAATTACAAAATTAGCCCCGGGATTCCGGGTGGACTAGTTGCTGTTCTTTAGTGCCCTTACCATTCTCTGTATCTTTTTGGCGGCAGGGCTGTCTAGTTGAGTTACGCAATAACCAAGCTCATCTAGCTTGTCAAAAAACCCCCACCAGTCTATTCGTTCCTCATTGGCATACCAGTCGTCATACAGTGACTCCACTAGCTCAATGCAGGCATCAGTAATGTCGCTTGCCTCAACAATGTTCACCGACATACTCAAAATGCCCAACCGTCTGCTCGTACACGCTCCCCAAAGTAGTGAGTGTCAATAATGTCATTGACGCTTCCGTTCTTTTTGAGTACTTGGGAAAACTTACAGAACTGACAACCTGCGAACGACCGACTCCCCTTTACGGGTCTGCCCTCAAGACCGCTGCCCTCACACTTGACTCTTTTTTCCATTTTGTTATCCCCTTTCATTGGATACCAACAACTTACAGCATGAAATACCAAATTTCCAAATTGAACAACAAGCCCCGGGGACCGGACGCTGCTTACCGGTAAATATTCCGTCCGGACCAAATAATGCCGGGAATGAAGCGGGGCTCTCGGCCAAATAAGTGGCGCAGGTTTCCCCACGCCACCTAATCGGTTGGGATTACTTAGCGACTAATCGGCGTCGTAGTAATCTTCAGGGTTGTCGCACCATGCGTCTAGGTGGTGGCCTTCAATAATTGCCCACGCAGGCGCACTGGTGTTGCCTCGCCACAATACGCCGTCAGGCAATTCAATTAGTTCATCGCCGTTGAAGTTGGCGTTATAACTATCTATCGCCTTTACGCACACTTCCACCATTGTTAGCGGTACTGGTGGATAGTGATTACTTTGCAGGTGAATTGCTAGGGCATTGTCAATAGTAAGCCCGTACTCATCGCCGTTGTCGGCTAAGTCTCTCGCCATTGTGTTACCCATCAGCGCACACTCTCATTCCAAATAGCCTCATGCGTACAGTGTTCGCATAAGTTCACTTCATCGTCTTCATCGGCTCGCAGGTATTCAGTGAAGTAGATAGTGAGACTATCCTCACTCTCGTAGTCACTCCAGCCAACCGTGTTGCCACACTCTTTGCACTCACGTTCATTCAACTGCAATTCATCGTGCCAGTCGTTGTAACGCTCTTGCGTGATTACAGTTGGCGCAAATTCAGGCGCACTTGTAATCCACCTGTCTAATGCTCTCATATCCATATTGCCCCCTTCAGGACTGTAGTAGTTGGAGTTGGTGGGAGCCTGTCGGGAGACTTTGGTAATCCCCCGATTAGCGTTATGTGACACTCTTCAGTCCCACCAACAATGAATACCTTACAGTATCCAATACCAAATTTCCAAACTGCGACTGGCCACCCTGCGCCTTCAAGAGCGTGGTTTGAGCCCCGCATGCCAACTGTCTTGGGTGTTGGAGTGGCGGGGCTATAAAGCCAAAAAAGTCGAGCAACCGATTGGCTGCCCGACTTCTCGGAGGGTTTTACTGGCGCTTACTGCTGGAGTTTGTACAACTCGTAAATCCAGCCAGTGCCACCGCCGTAGTGCCACTTCTCACCAATGCGGTTCTTCATTTCGTAAAGCGCGTCATCCAACATGTAGATGGCACCTTCGCCTTCTTCGCTCTCGAGGTTCCTGAGCATCTCAGTCATCTCGTCGAGCAAGGTCCTGAGTTCTTGGGCGATTTCCCCAACACTCATTGCCTTGTCCTCCTCCAACATTTCATCCATTACTTTCCCCTTTGTTCGAATGTTCCACGTGGAACATTTGGTTTTCCTTACGAGACCAATACTAGTACACCCAATACCAAATTTCCAAATTGAAAAATAGCCCCGGCTTGGGGGCGAACATATGTTCGTTAATGAAGCGAGGCTATAAAACTAAAATGTCGGGCAACCGATTTGGCTACCCGACACTTTCAGTCGATTTGGATTTTGTCAAACACTTCGGCTCGAGCATTGAGCATCGCCCAATGAAAAGCGTCCATGAAAATCTGCTGCTTCTCTGCCGACCGAAACTCTCGCTCGGCGTGGGCTCGAGCCTCGGCGGCC